AATTAAAACTTCTTTCGTTTGTACCACCATACTTTAATTCTTGAGTCGCCATACCAATAGATGGTTGATCTGTAAATTCACTGGAAAGATTATTTTGAAAATCTTGAATGGTGGGAATCATTCCTATTGCACCACCTATTTGGGAACCTACTCCACTAAGATATAATAATCCACCAATAGCCTCTCCTATATCATATCCCCCTGCTGACATGTTACGAGAAGCTGCGGAACCTATTCCTGCTCCTAGTAATGATACTTGAGCAGCATCTACCTGTGCCTGTCTGCCTTGTGCAATACCCTTTGATAGAGAATATGCAATAGATTGTTCAACTACTTCATAATTATGATCTGTCCGTCTTTCTATCATCTGAGGCATGGGTAAGAACCATGTTTTTACCGGATTTGCCTGTCCAAGTGCAACATCTGCACGAGAATTTAATTTATTTGCTTTGTACGCATCTAATCTTAAATAATCGGAAAAGGTATCTTTTCTAGTCGTTACAGATAATGCAATTGATGTTTTTTGTGGCATATATTTGTTCCCCCAACTATATATACTTATGGCATATAAATCTAAATATAACCCAAAAAATCCAAATAAATATGTGGGTAATTATGAAAACATAATTTGTCGTTCTACGTGGGAACGAAAAATGTGTAAGTATCTAGATTTAAATGAGAAAGTAAAAAAATGGTCATCAGAAGAACTATCCATCCCGTACTATTCTCCCGTAAATAAAAAATGGAGAAAGTATTACCCAGATTTTTTATGCGAAATAGAAAATAAAGCAGGAAAAATAGTTAAGTACATAATAGAGGTGAAACCAGAAAAACAAACAAAGCAACCAATTCAAACAAATAAACGAAAATATCTAAATGAAATGGCTACTTATACTATAAATACATGTAAGTGGAAAGCTGCTACAAAACTCTGTGAAGAAAACGGCTGGATTTTTAAAATCATAACAGAGAAAGAATTATTCAAATGAACTTAGATCTCTCAGATATTAAAAATAAACTAGCCGGTAGTAACCGTGTGTTAAGAACAAACAAATTTTCAGTTGATTTAGTTTTGTTTAATCCATTCTCAGGGAGATATACTAGTATTGTTGATTATCCCGCAGCAGGTGTTTCATCTCCCACCACGGGAATACAAGCTGCATTATTTGAATATCAAAATATACCGCTGCAAGTTCCTATAAAAAGACAAAATCAAAATCAATTACAAATAACTTTTTATGCAACAGAAGATTTGGAAATATATTCTACATTAGTATCTCTTATTAAGTTATACGGAGGTGAAGCATCCTATAGCTCTCAAGACATAGCTGCCGGAAATACTGCTTCTGGCAATCAACCAACTGTTTACAATCAAAATAATATGTACAATAAAGCAATTAGAGATAATGTAATGTTTGTAAAGTTAAAAAGTTCTAGAGATGGTTCTGATGTAAATTACATTGGATATAGTGAAGTATATCCATCCAATATTTTACCCATAGAGTTTAATTCTGCAGAATTGAATAATGTGGGAACTTTTTCAGTACTATTCAATTACGCAAGAACAACCACAAAAAATATAGGAAATGCATAGGATAATATATGATTATTGATGTTATTAAAAAATCTGTTCCTGAATATAAAATAAAACTGCCTGGTCTTAATAAGATATTTTCTTATAGACCAATGTTAGTAAAAGAAGAAAAGTTTTTATCTACTATAATGACAGTTACATCTTCGTTTGAAGATAAGTTAATTAATCTTTGTTCGCTGGTGGATTCTTGTTTCGATGATAAAATTAAATCTAAAAGTTTAAATATATCAGATTTTCAAATTGCAATAAATGAAATACGAAAACGATCTATAGACGAAACAGTTAATTTTAAATTAACTTGCCCTACCACAAAAGAAGTAGTTAATGTTTCTATAGATTTAGATTCGTTTATTACTCACACTACGGATACTAGCCTAGAATTAAAACTAAAACAAAATGTAATATTAAGTTTTAAAGCTCTAACAATAAAATCTTTATTTTTATTATCGGACTTTCCTGAGACAGACTCTGACTGGTTTGATCTGATTTGTTCTTCTTTATATCAAATAGAAACTACTTCCGAAAAAATAAATTTAAATGATAATTCTGTAAAATCAAAAAAAGAATACTTGGAGCTGATTCCTAGATCTGAATTTAAAAAAGTAAAAGAATTTATTACGAACAATTGCATATCATTCAAAGTAAAATATAAAACTAGTGATGGTGTAGACAGAGAAATAGAGGTTGATGATTTCGCAAATTTTTTAAAATTCTATTTGGTCATATTGACCTTATAAAGTTAAGTGAAATGATGTTTACTTTAATTGATTCTTATAGTATGTCGTTGGGAGACATAGAAAATATGATCATATGGGAAAGAGACGTGTATATAACTTTACTGAATAACAAGATAGAGAAAGAAAGACAACAGATAGAAGAACAGAAAGCCGCAAACTTTATGTCGAGTATGCACCAATGAAAACATCAACACTACCACCGATAATACCATTTGCTAATACTGTAACTACACCAATGTTAAATGTAGAAAGTAATTCTTTTGATATTAATTCATATGAGTTTCCTGATACACAAATGGAAACACCAAATTTAAATATCACACCCAGATCACAATCTATAATACAACCAAAAATAACTCATACTCCACTAGAAGCTGGTGTTGATAATCTAGCTACTAATAATGTATCAGAAAGAAAACCATCCAAGACTCCAACTAGTCCAAATCCATTACCTACTAGTAACTCTGGAACTATACCTAGTATGTCAAAAAAACCGTCGCCCTCATATGCAGCGAGGACGACGGCGAATTCAAATTCTAATGCAATAGCTAAATTGCCAGAAAATAGGATGAATTACTTTTGATCATTCATTAGCAAGCTTTTCGAAGTAGTCAAGAGCATCAGTTTCCTCTTTAACTTCTTCCCTAGCACTAACTGGAGACGCAGTTGTTTCTACGGTTTCTGTGTTCGTAGAAGTCTCTCGAACATCATCACCAACCACAGAACTAAACTTCCCCTTTAGATCATCATAAGACTTAAACTGCTCAGGTGCAGTAAAGGATGTCAGTGAATATTCCTTCTTCCATACTGCCTCTAGTTTATCATCATCACCATCAAACAGAGCATCTGGTGTATCAAATTCAGATTTGTCATAATTAACAAATCCAGCAACCTTACGAATCTTCAATTTGAAATCTGCACCCTTCCAGAAATCAAAGGGGTTGATCGCTTCTTCGTCATCAAACTCAGGTGACATTGATTCTTGAATCTTATCAAAAATCTTCTTACCATACTTGAAGAGAAAGTTCTTACCTTCGTTTTCAGGATTTTTCGGATCGCTGATTACCAAGATGTTAGAAGTATATTGCATCTTTCTCTTTCGACTTCTAGCAATATCCTTGTCTGACTCTAGACCACTATTCCATAGACCGTTGTTCGCTTCACATACAGGACACTTCAATCCCACAGTGGTAGGACAGTTTTCAATAAACCAACCACCCTTACCTTGGAATCCGTGAGAATAAGTCTTTACCCAAGGAAGATCTTCTTCGCCTGGTGCGGGAAGAAATCTAATAACTGCATATCCATTACTAGACTTATCTAGTTCCGGACGCCAAAAGCGGTCATCCTTATAGGACTTCTTGCTTTCAGATGCTTCCATCTTCTTCTGTAGATCATCAATACTGTTCTGCGAACGCTTCTTAAAATCTGAAAAACTCATATGGTTTTCCTTTCCCCGAGGATCTACCTCGGTACGAGTAAACTGAGACTATCTCAGTACGAGTAATTATACCAGAAAAAATTCAAATGTCAAAAAGGAAGTTGTGACATTTTAGGGAGAAGATTGATGTCCTCTCCTTCTATTCTTATTTTTTCTATTATAGGTTTCGATAGTAATTTAGCTCCCATTTCGGGTCCAAAACCAAATTCTTCTGATACATGGATAACTGCTTCTATGTATCCCAAACTGTCATCTTGTGCATGTTCTAACACGGCAGTACAAAATTTATTTTTTATATCATCTGTTATCATATAGATTTCTTAATTTTCCTGAAAATACTTGTTTTTTTGATTTTTTTTGCTTTAGGTTTATCTGGACGATATTGCCATCCTTTGTGAGTATTAATCCACTCACCACCGTTTTCTGCTACATATTTAGTACGAAAATAGGGTGCTTTAGAATTATCATTTGCAAAAATCCATAAGTTGCTAGACATACTAATATCCTTTGGGTATTATAAGTAAATTTAAAAGAATGTCAATGTAATATATATAATAGACCTAGAACGGAGAATTTAGATGCCTATAACAGTAAACGTATTTGGCGGCAGTGCAGACTTTGGTGCCGACTTTGGAACCGCCCCGCTTGGCGTTACATATTATATACCATTCAATAAAACAATATGGGGTGATGATTCAACATCATTCTACGCAAACGAAACAACTCCAATGCCCGTTCAGGTTATGGCAGTTACTGGTGAAGCTTTAACGTTTACCGGAAACATGGGTGCAAGTGGAACGTTCCCTGTTGTAAACAACGAAAACGGAGTAACCACAGAATTCTTAGTAGTAGGCGGAAGTACATCTGGAGATCCAATTACAGTGACAGGATCTGTAGATTTACTTGGATATACCACAGGACTAATTGAAGTTACAGGTGGAAGAAATCTAGACTTTAGTACCGATAGCATTACTGTTACAGGTGAAGTTGGTATATCTGGAGGACTTAATTTATCTGCAGGTACAAATTCAGTTTCTGTATTTGGATTTGACGGAGGTAGTAAGGTAAACACATTATTGTTTGGTAGTGATGGAACTACAATAGGTGCATCTGGAGACGCACTAAATGTAAATCTAGTAAACAGCGGAATATCGTTTGATTTTACTGTTGCTACTGGTGTTACTAATGCAAATGCAGGTGCAAATGTCCTAAGAGATTCGTTAGTTGTGATGGGTGCTACAGGAATGACACCTATTATTGTCAAGGGTAGAAACGGTGAAGCAATAGAGGTAACCAGTACCGCAGGAGATCCTCTTGAAATAACAGGTGCATTTTTCCGAGATGGTGTACAAAAAACACAGATTAGTGAAATAATTAAACCTAGTACTATCATATCAGGATCTACTCTTGCTGCAACTACGGGATCTCAGTTAGTTGTAGCTTCTAACCCACTTAAGACTGGTGTTACCGTTAAGTCAGATCCATCAAACACTGATCTAATATACATTGGAAACTCAGGACTTAGTGCAGGAAATACTGCAAATGGATATCCTCTAGAGTCAGGAGAAAGTTTCTTTGTAGAATGTTCTAATGCAAACTTAGTATATCTTACTGGTTTCACGGGTGACAGAAGAAAGGTTAATTACATAGGATCATGAGTAGATTTAATTCTAGTAGAAGAGATCCACTTACTCCAGAACTTTTTGTTTCTAAAGATTTATATGGTTTAAAGTTTTTTAATGAAGTAGAAGATCTTGTTGATTTAGACACAAGATTTTTATGTACACCTAATGTATCGCTAATAGATAATAATACAAAAATAGTATTAGATTTTAATGGTTGTTCGTCTACTCACGACAAAACCTTATTAACTACTATACTTGCAGGAATCTCTGGTGGTACTGATGGTATTACATTATCTAATGCAAAACATGTAGATTCTAAAACTGGCGAAGAAAGTGATCTAAGTGGAACTTTTACATATAATGCAAACTACAATAATACTATTATTGCTGATGTAGTTTCTATAGAATTACCACAAAAATACGATAAGCAATATCAGTCAATTGGGTTTTTAGAAAAGCCCAAAGTAGAATTTTCTGCTTCTAATATAACATCAAACTTATCAAATACAGTGAAAAATGTGTTTGGATCAGAGATAACACCAAGCTTTACTTCTATGGGTGCAGTTGAAGGTGATTATATAAAATTTTTAGATGGAGATAATTCTGGTATTTTATACGAAATAGCTGGAATATCATTAGATACTAGCAACTAC